TCCTAGTTGAACTTTAGTTCCTGCTGTAATAGAACCTATTGTTGGATAGTGTATATCGCCTACAATTTTACCTGCTACTGCATCTATCATTACAGTAGAATCATCTGCAAACACACTGCCAGTTAAGTCAGCTTGTAATGAGTTTCCAGTAGCACCACTAAAGTAATCATTTATGTATTGATTAATTCCTGCAGTTGTAGCAAACCCAACATCGTTTGTAAATTCTGATATATTTGTAGGAGCACCTTGTATAGCTGCATACGCAATTTTACCTGTGGTAGCATTAAAAATTAGTGTACCATTGTAATCTTTTAAGTCACCGTATAAACTACTAGCCCATACACTGTTAAATTTATTTGTATTACTGCCAAGTAGTGAATTGTTGTTGATTGTAGGAGTAATGTTACCTGTGATATCTAAACTTGTAATTCCTACTGCTCCAAAATCACTTAAAGGGCGAAATTCAAGGGCTGTTCCTGCAGCATTTACCGCCGCAAACTTATTTGCATTGCCTGTAAACGTATTAGGTGTATCTGATAATTGTAAGAAGTTTTGTGCAACAAGTCTATTGCCTTGAACTGTAATTACAGCAGCTTCTATCGTGCCTAGTGCAGTAATGTTTTGTACGCCTACAATACTGTTGTCAGCAAGATTTAGATTATCCCCGGTTTGGAGTTCTTTGATCTTATTCGCATCGAGCGTGTCAATTACTAGTGGATATCTATTTGCCATTGTTATCTACGTCCTGTTTAATATATTTATCGTAACTCATTATAGTGCCGCAATTCTTGTCTTAAAGTCAGCAAAGTCGGTGCTTGCCGCTACCTCTGCTTTTAATGTAGTTAATGTTATAGTTTCAGCTTGTAATGCACTTGCCGCTAATGCACCTTGAGCTGAAGTTGCCGCATCTGTGATTCCATAACCTGCTAGTGTAGTTGGTTTACTTGTAATATCTGCAAAACTAAAAGTTGTATCGCCTGCAAGTGCTGTTGTAGAACTTGTACCTAATGCTAATGCATCAGTAATTCCATATCCTGCAATAGTGGTTGGTTTACCTGTAACATCAGCAAATGCAACTGTTGTTAGATAATCTGTTCCTGCTACTGCCGCACTAATGTTTCCGGAACCATCTGCTTTAACTATTCCTGTTATTGCACCTACTACTGGATCTGTTTCTGTAAAGCTTGTTGCTGTAATGTTTAAACTATTAACAAAAGTTTGATCTACTCTTGTATCAATTGCAGAATTTACTCTTGCAGTAGTATGATACAAGTTAGTTGTACCTTCTGTTACGTCATCAGTATCACCGCTTAATTCACTTAGTGCATCTTTACTTTGTACTTGTGCATCAACGTATGCTTTTACTGATTCTGCTGATGGTACATTAGTTGCACTTGCGCCTGCCATAGTGTCTGAATCAACTATTGCATTTTGTACTCTAGCATCTGCCCTAGCATCTGTGTAATATAAATTTGTACCTTCACTTAAATTTGTTGTTGATTTTGCAGTGAATCCTGCGTCAACTCTAGCGTCAGCTCTTGCTTGTGTGTAATATAAATTAGTATCTTCTGTTAGGTCAGCTGTAGTATGATTAGCAATACTTGAAACTGTTCCTGTTACATCTCCTACTAAGCTTCCTACAAACAATTTACCTACAGCATCAACCATAATAGTTGAGTCATCTGCAAATACACTACCAGTTACATCACCAATCATTGGACCATACAGTGTACCTGTTAGTCCGTCCATCATCATTTTAGAGTCATCTGCAAATATACTTCCAACCAAGTCTCGAACTTCTACAACACCACTATCAACAAGTAATGCGCCGCCTCCGCTCATACTTAATTTTTTACCACCTAAGTAAATAAAATCTTTTACATGTAAGTTACCCCATTGATTAGTGCCACTTCCTAGATCGTGTGTTCCATTTTGAGAACTAATTAAGCTGCTCTCTAATGAAGTAGGACTTACGAAGTTACCAGCATATAACTCGTTAAAGTTACTATTAGCTTTTGTAAATGCAACACGTAAAGGATCACCATCGCCTTTGTTAGCACTTGTACCGATATTAATAGTTTGTCTAGCCATTTGTTAGGTTTCCTTTGTCAACTTGTATTCTTATTTTTCCAGCAGTAACAATAACTTCTCTTTTCTGTGGATTTTTAGTATCCTCGGCCTTTGAAGCTCCTTCGGTTACAAGTTTGTTCATATATTGTTTACTTAATAATGTTTGGTGACTATCGCTCATTAGTGTTTACCTACCACAATTTCAACTATACCACGATCACCATCTTGTTTAGATCCTACAGCCTTACCAATTACAGTACCTACACTAGGATCATTATTAACAATTGCATAGCCTGCGATTGCACTAGTAACTAACAAGTCGCCCTTTTCAACTTTGCCAATTACTTTACAAGGCACTCTTCCTTGTAGTGCTAGTGCAGTAACATTTAATCCTGACAATGCTGAGTTCATTAAGTGTGCTGGATTAGTAGATACAATACCAGCAACTTTTCTATCGCCTTTAATCTCTGTTGTTGTAATTTCTTCTTCGCCACCAAAAACTAGTACAGTGCCTGGCTCATACAAACTATCTGCTAAGTAATTCTCTGCTAAGTCAGCATAGTAAGCTTCGGTTGCAGTACCATAGAATGTTGTAGCATATATGTCTTTGTATTTAAATGTTGAGCTACCAATATCGTATGCATTTGTTACATCTGGCACTGCTCCGCTACTGCTAAAGATAAATGGTACAACACTTGATGTTGTAGCACTATCCGCTGTCACAATACCTATTTGTCCTGCCGCTGTTTTACCAGTATTAGCACCAATTGCTATAGCTGTACTTGCTGCACCTTTTTCGCCTGGTGCTTCAATAAAGCTAGAGTAGATCCAGTCAACACCTAGTACTGCTTCACCGTTAAAGTTTGAAGCATCTTGTAGTACACTTTCTGCAACACCTGTTCCGTCTATATTAACACTACCTGCAATTAATAAATCTGGTTTACCATTTGCACTAACACCTGTAGTACCTGTGGATCTAAGTATTTCACCTTGTGCAGGTGTTTTCATTATAACTGTCGTAGTATCTAGTGCTAATATTTCGTATGATGAATCACCGCCAAGTATTAATGAGTTTACTTGTATACTGCCGTTTAGATCACTTTTAATAATACTGTTTACTTCACCTGTCTTAGTAACGTTTGATACAGCATAAGTTCCTGTGCCTGTTTTAATTACAGCTTCACCTGGATCTGATCCTACTGCTATTGTTGTAGTCAAATCAGCATCACCTATTCCGCCGCCTTCTGAAACTACTGTAGCAAATGATATTTCATCAATGTCATTGTCACTGCTGTCGCCACTCCAGTTACCTAGCACAGTGCCGTCACTTACACGTTTGATTTTCTTAAGATCAAGTTGTCCATCTGATATTGTAGTCCAACCATTTGTTGTAGTAAACACATCGCTATCAAAAGCAACAACGCCCAAGTCTGCTTGACTTATATTTGTTGCATTTATTCTTGTACTAGCAGAATTCATTGCTAGTTTACTTTGTGATATTTGCGCTGCACCGTTGACATCTGCGTTTACAATAGTGCCTACTTTGATTTGAACATCTAGGTCTACATGTCTGTCAGTTACAACACCGCCTACAATTGTTCTATTTCTGGATGGAGTAAATGATATATCACTATTTGCTGTTGTTATACCATTTGCCCAAACATCAATTGGGCCTTTTACAAGGGTACCTTGAGCACCACCTACAACACTTACTACATCTTGTGATTCGCCGCTACCTGCAGGCAATCCGTCTTGGAATGTTCCTGTAACAGGAGTGTATGTTATTTCAATAACATTACCTTCAACACCTACTGTAGTTTTCAAGTCAACAATAGTACCTGTGGCGCCACTGTTGTTACCACTTATAGTTTGTCCTTGTACAAACGGTCCACTTACAATCGATCCTGCATTTATAATAAGTTTCTTTTCGCCTGTAGCAACAAACAAGTTACCTAAAGCATAGTCATTGTATTCAGAACTTCTTAGATCTTCTACTGATGTAGAACCAGCAATATTATCAACATATACCTTTGTTGCAGCATCACTATCTTGTGCCGGTGCTTTTAAGTTTGTAATTGTATTACTTGCAGCATTTAAATCACCCGTCATTGGTACAACACCATTTGGTGCAAGTACGCCTGGTCCTAGTTTGTTACTTACTGCTGTACCATTAACATCATATCCTAAACGTCTGTTTACATATCCCCGTACAGCACCTTCGGTTGGCACTGTGTCTGAAGCATTATCTGTCATTGCTGTATCTGTTGAGAATTCAGTAATAACAACACCACGTTTAAATCCTAGTCCGTCAACATCGCTAAGTGCAATACTTGCACTAAATGTAACTGTACCAGTACCTTGGTCAACTTGGAAGAATTTACCAACCTTGAAAATACCATTTTGATCTGTACTTACAAAGAATACTCTACCTTTGTTCTTTTCTACAACTTCATTAGCTTCACTCTTCTCTCCAGGAGGTCCAAATATAAAGTTTGGATAGTTTGATGCATTAAAGCCGCCTGTACCTATATCTAGGAAATCATGTCCTGTAGCTCTACAAGTTGAAATGTTAACTGTAACTGTACCTGTTGCTCCTGCTTGTAAACCTGCTCTAATAGTGTTAGTTAACCCTGACAATACAACTGTGCCATGTATACCTGTTGCATTAGTAGAGTTAATTGTTTCTCCTACTTCAGCTAGATCAACAATAGCGTAAACATCATCTGAAGCTGATACTTGTTCTGCGCCTCCGCCTGTTACACCTCTATAGTTGTAAACATAATGTTTCTTACCTTTCCAAGAAATAATTGGAGCTTCAGTTAACGTCGAAGTTGACCAACCTACTGGTCTGTATGCTTCAGGTGTCCTTGCATTATTGTTAAGTCTAAATTTCTCGTTAGCATCTGCTACTGCTTGAAGTGCTAGTCTAACATCACCTGCTGTTGCACCTTTAGTAGTTCCAGTGCCGCTTAATGCTGTTTCCGCTGCTCTAGTATTATCGATAGTTAATCTAATATAATCATACCCACTATCAAATCCTGCTTGGATACTATTAGCACCTAATGTTGTACCTAAACTGTTGCTAGTTAAAAATGATATTGATCTATAAAAGTTTCCTGGATTCTCATTAAACAATACCGCAGTACTTGGTCTAATAGTAAGTAAATCTGGCTGTGCTAAGTCATTAAATATATGTGTTTCGTTGCGTCTATAGTTTATAAGATCGTTGTGCGTTGGAGATGCAACAATACCGTTTTGTGCATATTGTGCAGATGATGTTGAGAAGTTTAATTTATAAACTGCTCCACTGTAAGTTGGCGTGTCATCTGTTGTAGTAAGAGCTGTACCCGAGATACTTGCGCCTGTTATTGCACCTGTGCTTGGAGTACTATCTCCCGCATCAACTTGTGTTACTGTAATAGTAGCATCGTTTGCAGGAGTTGCTCCGCCTAGCTTATCACCTGTAACTAAGAATGTATCATTTTCTCTATAATCTGTACCTGGTGTTTTAATTACAACAGTATATCCATCAGTTTTTGTTTTGCGTACTTGGAATCTTGCACCAGTAGCTCCAGCTTCTGCAACGGTCTGTGTTGCTGTAATGGGCGGTGTGCCACCTACACCTACTCCATTAAATGCACCCAGGTGCGGAGTAGCTAATTCTACATTGCTTACTTCGTATCTTCCTAGTACAGCATTTGGTGATGCATTAGTATGATAGATATCAAATTCTGATCTGTTTGACGGTACATCTTTCATATCATACACATACATATAAGCTGTAGCTGCTGCGTTTGTGTAACCTGTTGCATCAACTGAAAGGGGTACACTGTTAGCACCTAATGCGCCTGTGGTGCTTCCTGTAATTGTGTTTGTTGTGTCGAAACTTCCTGTAGTATCTCGTAAATAAATTTGACTATTACCGTTAGCACCTGTTGATATAACAACTACACCTGTTGCACCTGTTGATGCTTGTGTAAATGTTTCGCCGGCTACGCCAACTACAGGTCCTGTAGTTTGTAATATAACTGAAGCTGAGAATATCTTGCCCGGCATAACCATATCTTCTGCTAGAGATACAGCGTCTGGAATTTCGTTTGGATCTGATCCTTCAGCAACTAATCCAAATTCGCCGTAACAACTAGACCCTGTTAAAGATCTAATTTGAGAACCGTTTTTAGAATAGTAACTTACATGACAGTAGTATGTAAACATAGATACCATTTCTGATATGCCACCGTTTACAGCAACTAGACCATAGCCCAAGTCGTTAATTTGTGTAAAGTCATTACCTAACATACTTCTGTTACCAGCTGTTTGTAGTGTAATGTCGATCGGCGATGCAACACTTTGCACAGTTTGCCTAATAATTAATGCTCTGTTAGTGTCAATTGCACCATGTGCAGCTTGTAGTCCTGCTGTTGCCCATGTAATCGATGGTTTAACAATTGCTGGTACACTGTTTAAGTTTGATGCTTGAATTACATTGATTATAATATCAATCAACACACCTAATTGTGTTGCTGTAGTAGCATCAGCTGTTAAGCCTGCTGTTACCTGTGTTTCTGCGTTGCCTGTTGATTTAGTAAAACTTACGCCGTTTACAATATCTGACAATAATCCTTTAATATGATTCATTGCATTAACTGTTGGAGTAACTTCAGCTGCTGCTAATACAGCTACACCATCATCAATATATGAACGTGCGGCTTGTCTTGATGCAGTATTACCACCGTAGTTGATATCGTAAGTAATAGCATCAATAATAAATCTTACATCTCTAGCACATTTAACTTCATCATATCCTGGTGCTGGACTATTAAGATTAATAAATGCTACTGCTTCTGCACCTAAAAATGTTCTATTTTCTTGTAGCTTTGTACGTGCTTCTACTGACTTAGCGTAAGGTAATGCACTCGGTGCTGAGAAAGTAATTGTATCTGCAGCAGTTTCAGTTCCTAATGCACCATTGTCAAGTATATCAATAATTTCATCGAAAGCAGCATTTGATCTTGATAATGCTGTTGCGTCACCTGCAACACTTGATAGTGCGGCAGTTTTAGCTTTAGTAACTTGGATAGCTGCAATAGTTTGTGCTTTTTGATTTGATTGTAAGTATGTACTTACAACGTTACGTTGATATGCTAATCCGTTTGTTACCGCGTTATAATTTGTGCCAAGTGCTAAATCAAACTGTACAGCGTCTAAAATATAACCTGTATCTCTTTCGCATTTAGCAACTTCAAATTGAAATGTTCCTACTTGTGTAAGATTAAATCCTGTAATAAGTTCACTAGTAGTGCCTGTAAATCCTGTACCGCTATTTGAACTTCTGTCTAGTACAAGGATAGCTGTTCCTAATGATTTATCATAATTTGTAATTGCGTTAACTTGGAATCTTCTGCCATCAATGTAAAACGCACAAGGAGTTTGCGGTTTTCTTACAAACAACCCTTGTGGTTGTGATTGTGATCCTAAACTTTTAATATTTAGAGTAAAAGGATCATTACTTACTCTGCCAGTAACTTGAATAGCTGAGTTACCTACAAATGCATCTGTATATAGTCCGCCTCTAAATGCTTGCTTGTTTAAACTTGCAGCAAAACTAGATCCTGTTTGTATGTACGGTGATTTAGTAAGTATTTGTCCATCTGGATCAAGCACACCCATAAATCCACCATGACCTTGCACAGTCATATTACGTAGAATAGTAGCATCGTTTAATAAAAATACGTCTTGATCTCTATTGTGCTTAGGTGGATTGTAAGATGTATTAAATGCAAAGTTTACAGAGTTTATAAAATTAAGTATAGTAGTATCTATTGTATCTATTTCAGTCCAATATGTTGCAATTTCTGTTGCATCAAATGTAACACCAGAAGTATGTTGCAGTTTTGGAACATAATATCTTATAACACCTGCTGATGTAAATTTAACTACATCTTGCAATTTGTATAATTTACCTGTAGTCCAAGTAGCTGGAGCAGAATCACCATTAGTTAAATCTTGTGCATATACTCTATCACTTGCAGTCCCGCCCGATTGGTTGTATAATGTACTAGGTGCTTGTCCTTGTAGCAATTTGTTTGCCATTGTGTATATGTGTGCAACACCTGCTACCCATTCGTCATGTACACTGCTAATTAGATTTGGACTAGTTAAACCTTCTTGGTAAATGTCGCCTTGCTCTTGCAAAACAAATTCATTACCACCTAATCTTAAATCTTTTATAATAGCATCAACTATTTGTCCAGTCCAACCGAACCATTTTGCCCTAGAATATACTGCTCCTGCTGGCAATGAAGGATATGTCGTTTCAATATAGTTTACGACCTGTTCTTGAATAAATTCTTTGTTGTCAATAAATGTAAGTGCCGATGTTTCCCAGTTTCCTACGTTAGTGTAACCAGCGCCTATATTTTTTAAACTTCCTGGTTTTTCTAAATAGTGATAACCAAAGTATCCATCAAATGTTCCTGTGAGCGGGTTTTTATACACGTCACCATTAAGAATAGTATCAACAGTAATATTAATTGCGGGTGCGCCGCCACTACCTAACTGAGAGTCTTCAATAGTAATTAATTCTTCTTTAACAAAGTTTTTACCTTTTACTGTAGGAGTTGCAGATGTTACTGCACCATTACTATCAATTATAATTGTTAAAGTTGCTCCAGTGCCAATATTGCTTGTAGTCATATTAGCACTAGTTACAGTGTAGGTTCCTGCTGTTCTAGATGAATTAATTTGAGTTTCAAATCTAAGTGTGTTTATTTCTGAAACACCTAGAACCATACCATCAAATTCAGCGTCTCTATAGAAATACGTATCAGCGTATCTTGATTGAGATATTCTATTCTTAGGTCTTACAATAACTCTACGTTGCTCGTCACCTCTAATAGAAACGTTGTTTGGAACTTTAATTGGAAAGTCTTCGTCATAAATGCCTGACTCAACAACAATTACAACCTGTGTTTCATTTTGTACGTTACCGTATTCTAATTCTTCACCTGGTATAAATTCAATTGGTTTTAATAATTGTAGTTCAATTTCGTCTGTAGTAGCAATACTTACTGCTCGTGATCCAGACTCGTGTTTATAATCTACCATCAGTCCGATAGCACCAGATGTTTTACCTCTTATAACTTTACCAGGAATAACATCTGTGTTGTTTGGATTAGCTTGATCTAAGAAACCAAAGTTACCATTGTTTGCATTAATCTTATAGGTCGTTGTACCATCAACAATTTGCGGAGCATTCAATGCTCCATTATTAATTACATCTAATACAATTTGAAACTTTGCATCGATAGCATCGTCAGCAGTCGCATCTGGAGTGATTGAACCGTTTATAAATTGTGTAACTTGTGTTTGATAACTTGTTGGTACTGCTGTGTTTGTTAAAATATAATTTTTAACAATATTTTTAGCATAGGTAATACCTGCAACTGTTTCTGTTTTTTGTGTACCAATGAGTGTTTGGCCTTCAACGCTTGCATAGTAAGTTAAACCTGCATATCTAGATAAGAAGTTTGCGTTGTTTCCTAACAAAGAATCTAAAGAAACACTATCAAGTATTTCTTCAATACGCTTTTCAAAATCTTCTTCATTATAATCACCTACATGATCTGGATATGTTGCATTCATGTATGCTGTAACTTCTTTAGCAACAAATTCTTTGTTGTTTATAATAAGTGTTCTAGCATTTGTTCGACCGCTAATTGGTGAAGTAATACCTGCTGTATTAATTGTTGATAAATTAACACCTGTGTTGTAAGTCAGTGTCTGCATATACGGACCTGGCTCAGGCGGTGCCGAAATAATTATTTCTTCAGCTTTTCTTGATGCAGCATTTATAGTTTTGTATGCATATCCAATTGCACGACCTTGCTTTCCATCTGGAGTAAAGCGTTGTGTGTCATCACCTTTCATAGTAACAAATATGTTTACATCACTAGTAGCCGCAACATTGTCTACATATAGTTTTGATACTGCTTGTAAGTCATCTGGACCATATGGTGTACCTTTACCTGAAAGTTCGCCTGGATGATCAAACAAGTTTAAAGCACCTGTCATTGTATCACCTTGTCTACGTACTACTGATTTTCTAGGAAGTGCTACATTGTTTAACCAATTACCACTAAGTGAAGAATCATAAGCAGCATCTCTAATAGTAAACGTTCCTGAACCACCTGACATTAATAGTCTACCAGTTCCAGCAATTGCGCCTGTTGATGTAGAATGGAAGCTTAGTGTATTAGCATCTATAACTCTTATAAAATATTGCTGACCGGTAGTAACATTTGTAGGATCAGTACCAGTTGAAGTCCAAACAAAAGGAGAACCAGTATATGAACCAGGCAATCCATGATTATTAACTATCATGTTGCCTAAGTTTAGACTAGTAATGGTAATTGTATAAGCTGAAGCATCACTAGGCTCATCTGCTAATCTAATTCCGCCACCTGGCACGTCTTTAGTTTGATAATTGCTGTCAGCATACGCTTTGTTAATAACTAAGTCTGAAACTGTATACTGTGTATTGTGTACAGCATTAAATGTATCAATAGCTGCTTGCGTTACTGCTACGTTTGCAATTGGCTGAGTTGCCGCATCTAACGGTCCACCTAATACAGGTATTGGGTCATTAGACACTTTGGATACAAGTTGTCTAATAATAAGTTTTCCACTTACACTGTAATCAAAACCAATAGTATCAATAGTACCATCTAATGCATTATTAGAAGCAAGTTGTAACAAATTCATACCACTGCCATCACCAGCAACGGCAGGCACTTTATTTTCGTTACCTTGATATGTTGACGGTGTATCACTTAGATCTGTAAAAGATATTTGTCCACCAATACCAAATACAGCATACAGTTCAGTAAAGTTTTCGTTTACCTTACGAAACGATTCTCTAATACTATCACCAGTGCCGTCATTACCTTCTACACCAATGTCTACATTTTGCTTTGCCATTCTCTAAATGCTCCGTTATACCGCTGTTGCCAGCGAGTTATCTAATTTATCCATATCAAAGTTAATGCTCACTCCACATCCACACTCTGATTTTGTATTTGGGTTTCTAATCTCAAATGTTTGTCCTACAAAAGATTTTACATAATCTACTTCTGTACCTGCTAAAAACATTATACTATGAGCTCCAATAACAAAATTCCCCGATCCTGTATCAATAGTAATATCCATTTTCTCTACGTCTTCCTCTTTTTCTACAGAATTCCAGTCATACTGGAAACCTGCACAGCCGCCACCAGAGAGGTTTAAACTAACTGCATAGCAATTATTTTCTTCGCATAATGTGTTGACTTGTTGTTTGGCTGCTTCAGTTAGTGTGCAAATGGTCATTGGAGCTCCTTAATTCATATGTATTTATCGAACAGTTTTATAATCTTAATGTTAAATATAGTTATGTTCTTAAAAGAATTTAAAAAAGAAACCCGGCACACACGTACTAGCAAGCTAGGAAACACACATAGATACAATAGATTTCAAACTTTTGTAGTACTAAGGTGCGACAGTTGCGATACTGAATTTACTAGACCTAGAGGATCTATGGATCCTAAGCGGTTAACAAATAACTATTTCCATGTGTGTAGTAGTTGCGATGCAAAAAGGTTTGCACAAAAAAAAGGCGTAGAAAAGAAACAAGTGTGGAATATGACTGCTTCTAGTACTACGCCTATTGGTAAACTTTAGCCGCTTACGAATTTACCTTTAGGGCGATACCAATTTTTCTGATGGTATATTCTTCCTAGTAGTTCTTGTATTTCTTTCATTTCTTCTCTTAGTTGGGGAGAAGTCTCCCCTTCAGCAATAGCTAAGCCTCTTCGACCTGCCTTCGCCCGCAATGCTTGTTCAATAACTTCTATGTCTCTTACTGATAATTTAAAAGTTGTGTTAGGCTTAACCAACGAACTAGTCTTCTTGTTTCCAAATAGTCCAAGCGCCATATGCAATTGCCGCATATGCTAAGATACCTGCTAAAGGTTTTGCAATAAGTACAACAATTCCAAGTGCAATAAGTGCTGCACCATCCCATGATGTACGTTCTTCAAGTCGAGCTTTGATCCAATCAATTGGGTTCATTATGTTTCTCCATTAGTTTGTTAACACTACTATTTAAGCCACTATCTAAATGTAGTTATATGCATACTTATAAATAAAGTTGACATTATTAACCCAAACTGGAGAAAGGATTATGTTCAAATTTTTAGCAAACTTGTTTAAAGGCCCAGAACCTGTAAAGAAAGAGCCTGTAATCAAAGCTGGTGTAGTAGACACAGGAAAAGCACCTAAAAAGTTTCCTGCTGATAGCGTACTAAAAGGATTAACCAAAAAAGAGTTGGAAGAACTAGCTCGTACACATGGTGTAGAACTTGATAGACGCAAAACAAAAGTCAATATGATTAAAGAATTTAAGGATTTACATTCTAAGAAGAAGTAATTCTAGTAGCCAGCTGATCTTGAGCAGTTGAAATCCTATTCAACTTACGTTCGAGAACATTAATAGCAGCCTGCTGCTTTCGAATTTGCTCTTCTAACGCCTGGACATACTTTTGTGTAGGCAAAATTCTTTCAACTCCATCTTCGCCTAACATTGCGATAGTATCA